AATATGTACCTATATTAGAATTAATTTTAGCTTTTAAATTAACATCTTTTACAACAGTATCACCAACATATCTTGATAGATCATCAACAGCGTTACGCATATCTGTAACTATATCCGCCGCTTCAGGTGAATCTAAAGTCAACTGTTGCAATGCGGAATCACGTTCTTGTAACTGCCTAGCTCTAGGTAGAGTATCATCAACACCTCCAAGAGCTTTATTAACAACATTTTCTAAATAATCGTCATTATATAAATTGTTACGTTTTAATTCTTTAAGAAGAGGTTCGTTAAAGCCTCTTACTTTTGTCAATGCTGCCCCCGCTGCCTGACTTCTTTCAACAGCAAGGTCTAACATGGCTTGATCAGTACCCCTTTGTGCGCCAAACAAAGACCAAAAACTATTCATAGTTTTTGAATTTTTAACTTTACCTGCCGCATGAATACCACCACCAAGAAGAACCTCCAAACCTAAATTAGAAATAATCTGTTTTGATTTTGCCGAAGGATCATTTGAATCAATTCTCATTGAATCACCAAGTTTTCTAGAAGCATTATCAATACCGAACAATCTACCCATACTATCTAAGGTATCATTATCCTGTACGAAAGGAGAATCTGCTAATATATTTAATAGATTTTCATCTAACTGTTCTTGACCAGACCATATAAGACTACTACCACCATAGCCAAGATAACGTGCTAGTCTTTTTCCAGTTTCCCCAAACCCCCTAGCTTTACTTGCTTTACTAGCCGCACCGATAGGTACAAAAATAGTAGCTAAATCAGAGGTAACATCAGTTAATGCTCCACCCAATCCATCACCATGATAAGGATCAAAAGTATCTACCAAAAATTTCTTTTGATCCTTAGATAATGCACCTGAAAATGTATCCATAAGTTGATTAAATTCATCTTCTTTACCTAGTTCGTCAGCACCCCACTCCGCTAGACCATATAAACCTTTTCCTAGTTTGCCAACAGTACTTGAAACAATACGAGCGGGTACTGATGGGGTCTGAAAGAAAGATGACTGCATTCCCCAAGCATTTTCAGGATTGAACTCACCAGATTTTAGTTCCGATCTATACTTCTCTAGCTCATTTTTATATTCATCTGGATCATAATCATAAGCCTGAAGAATTTCTGACCCACTTCTTTTTTCTTCAGGATCAGAAAGTTTATACAAAACTTCATGGAATGTTTGTGAATGTCTAGAAACTGTCATAGCCTAGTTTGTTCCTTCTACTTCCTCAGTTTTTCCACAGCAGCGTCTGTAAGTGTCATTGCCGTTTCTCGTCCGTTGTTTTTCGAAGCAGGGGGCAAACTACCTGTTTTCAATTCAATCTCTCCATCATTACCACCATCTCTTGCCCACTGTAGAGTCTCAGTTAAAACTTTAGACAAGTCTCTGGGGTTTTCTTGTACTCGCCGCATAGCTTCAGCTAGTACTTTTTGAACGTCCAGTTGTGCTAGATTAGATGTATCTGTAAACTGAACTAGCATTCTTGTAAAGTCTTGATAATCCATCCGATCCATCATCCCAGCTTTCACCAGTGCTGCATTTGCTGATATCAAATCAGCTTCAACTCCCATACGTTTCAGGAATATATTTTGCCTAGCTAAATCAGCAGTTAGTTTATCTTTCGCCAACAATGCATTCTGCTTGTTTGCATATTTCTGATCTTCTCTATAGGCTTTCTGGGCCTTTTTAACATCTGCTATTGTCTGAGGTACTTCTTTTAAGAATGCAGGCACTATTCCACCGGCATGTCCAGTTGATCCAAACCTACTAAAGGCAGCAGCAAGTGATAACCACATATCTTTTTGTAATCTTTTATCTGCTTCTGTTAATTCTTGTTCACCAGTAGGTTGATCTGATATTGCATCCATATATTCTTTAAAATATTTATCCATAGGATCAACAGAACTTCCACCTTTTCCCTTTGGAGCAAGCGGAACTACTCCTATTGCTCTGCCTAAATCAGTGTATCCACCGGGACCAGAACCCGAATTTCTTTTTGGAGATGCCCCAGCCGGTGTACCGGTGCCAGTTACAGCTTTTGGAGGACTTTCCACCGCCGACGCAGAACCGGGATCATCTCCAGCGTTAGCTTCCAATTCACCCTTTTCTAATATAGCCTTAACCTCGTCGTTTGCTATCCTGTCTTTCCTTCGTTCTAGTTGAGACTCCTTAAAACTATCGACCGCACCGGCGACAGCCTCGCCAACCTTATCCCATGCTTTAGTCGCCCCAGCCGTCGCCGCATCAAACCAATTAGCACCATCATTACCTTGTGCTACATTATTGTTCTCTCCTCTTTGAACTCTTTCCGCCGCATTCTGCTGCGCCCTTTCTCTAATAGTTGATAGGTCTAATCCCAAATCTCCTTCTGCATCCTTCATATCACTATAGTTTGCGGGATTATCTAAACGAGCATTAGCTTCAGCTACTTGTCGTTGTTGACGAGCTTTAGCTTCAGCTACCTGTCCTAAATATTTTTTAGCAGCCTCATCCTCTCCTTCAAATCTAGGATATGGTGTGAGCATTCCTGCCGCCTCTGCTTCCTTCACCAACTTCATATTATTTCGTAAATTTGTGCTTCGTTGACGAGCTTTAGCTTCAGCTACCTGTCCTAAATATTTTTTAGCAGCCTCATCCTCTCCTCCAAATCTAGGATATGGTGTGAGCATTCCCGCCGCCTCCGCTTTCTTCACCAAATCCATCCTCTTTTGGAAATTTCTGCTTCTCTCAGATGATCTAGATTGAGCAGAAGGTTTTTCAGGTTTAGGTTTAGGAGGGAATACTGGTGTACTGATCCCCAATTCTTTACCAAATCTAACGTCTCCTGACGGTGCATTTAATTGTTCTATAAATCCGAGTATATCTTCGTCCATAGATAAAGTATCTACATAATCTGGTATTCTATAACCAAGCTCCGCTCTACGAACATCAGGTCGGAAGCCGAAAATATGTTCCCTTATAAAATCTTTATAATCTCCTTTACGAGGACCACCCATACCACCTATTAATTCTATTATTTGATCACTCAAATTATAACCTGTACCCAAAGGAGTTCCTGTACGAGAGCTAGAACTACCTCTTGGGGAACCATATTGACGAGTATAATTAATATCGGCATGACGCTCTAAGCCAGCCAGACCACCTTGTACCTGACCACCAGAACGTCTACTAACTAGACCACCATACCTTCTTCTACCTGCTGGATTAAATCCACCGAAGGCACCATATAGACTTCCAGCAGTACCTAATCCACCAATAAGCTGTTGCCCAAAAGAAGGTTGTGGTTGATAAGTTGATTTAACTTCATAGGTAGATGGTGAGTATGGGAACCCTTGCAGGATACTTTGATATTGAGCCAACTGCCTCATGGGCGCATCTCGTTGCTCAATAAATTCTTTTTCAGCCCTATCTAATCTAGCTTGTTCTATCCCTCTCCTTTGTTCACCAACAGAAGATACAAGACCAGCTTCCATAGCACCAATTCTAGGTGCAGATTCAGCCAACTGACCATAGAAACCAGCAAGACCCTGCTCCCTAGCTTTCTGTGCCTCAAAGGCTCTACGACCCTGATCAAAACCAGCAGCCAAACCTCTTTCTCTAATATCTCCCATCTGTCTTAGAAGATTACGTTGCCCTTCTGATTCTAGGAGAGCCGCCCTTGATCCACCGAATGCTCCAGCAGCGGCAGCTTCAGCACCTAACTTAGGTTCAATCTCTGTACGGTATCTTCTAAGAGCTTCGTCTTCAGCCTGTCTAGTAACATTTTCTAGATATGGATTCATATATTTTTCAGCGGTAGCAGAGTCAAACTCCTGCCCAACTAAGTCTGCAAACTCTCTAGCCTTAGTCATATATTGACCAGACCCAGCCTGACCGGTTGCAGCAAGACCACCAGCACCAATGCCAGTTAACATATTAAATGCGGTTTCCTGTTCAGGAGTAAATCCAGCAATAGTTTCGCCAGCGTATTGTTCTGGTATTCTTAAAGTTTTAGTTTCAACACCAGCATCATCAACACTAGTCTCAAAAAATGTTTCTCCAGCAGTACCAAACAAATCCTCAAGGAAGGGTTGTTGAAGTTGAAACCCTTCATTGGTCATCGTTGTACCAACTACTGATGCTGGTGCTTTGCCCGTATATCCAGTGCTACCACCAAACGCATTATAAAATCCAGCCATATCTTACTCCACTAAGCCATTAAAGATTGTAATGCAGACCTACCATCCATTTCAGGAGGCTGCTTGTCTCTACCATATTTCTTTTTTCGGAAGTCACTAATAAATTCGTCCATATATTCCGCACCCGCATCAGGATTACCATTACCTAAACCCGACATAACATCAGCAGGTACAACATATTCTTTAGGAGATACTGCCAGTAGACCACCCTTTTGTTTTATATCCATAATAACATTATCTTGCATACCATGTCCACGACCTTGTACCAATCCTTCAAAATCTCTTCTCATATCACCACCATGAGCTAAAGATATAAGACCACCCTGTTCAGCCCTTCTAAACTTAATTGGTGGTAACAAGTTTTTACCTTGAGGCACAACATAACGAACTCCACCGGGTCTTGTATGTGTGTAAGTTCTGCTTCCCATCTTTTCTAACTCTTTCTTTGCTTCTTCTTCAGCTTCTGCTTGTGCTGATAACATATCCGTTATTCCAAGAGCTTCTTGAGTTGTAGCAACATCAGATAGTACCTCACCCAGTGGTATAGCACTTCCTAATTCTTTAATATTAATAGAACTTAAACCATCAGCACCTGAAACTTGTTCTTTAACACCAGCCCAAGGATCATTTACTTGCCGCCTCATTTTTTCCGTTAATATTGCGTTATTCTTCATAGCCCACTGACGAGCAAGAGCTTTTCTAGCTGCCTCATCTGGACCCAGACTACCAAATTCAAGAGGACCAGCATACTCTGGTTGTTTACCTTCTATAAACGCTCTAAGTTGTCTTGGGTCCGCTTGCTGCCTACCTACCAATCTATTTTGAACTGCTTCGGGAGCCATCCTAAACTTTTGACCTAACTCTCTACCTGTTAAATTATTACTCCATTTAGTAAATGCAGGAGATGGTTTCGGTGGAAGTCCAGCTATTTTTGTATTAACATCTGAAAGATCAGCATATTGATATACAGGAGCTGTATCTAAAATACCATAACTATCACCACCAACACCACCCGACTCCATATCCATTGAAGCAAATTGATTATCTAATTCTCCTACTTTCTGCCTTTCCATTAAAGCATCACCAACATATCTATCATATGCATCACTGCTTCTGGGAAGACCATATGCATCCGGGCCGGGTCGCAGCATATCCCCCATAACTGATGTTCCATAATCCATAAAAGCAGCAGTAGTACCAGCTTGGGCAGACTCTCCTAAGTCACGAAAAGGGAGGCTTCCTGCCGCAACTCCCAAACCCTTACCAATAGCTGCCGCTCCTGCACGACTTAAAAATGGTGCGGCACCTCCTATCAATGGTCCCAAGTACGCTCCACCTACCATTCCTGCAAGAGTAGGAATTAAGTTTTTAGGTTTAATTAAATTCTTTACATATGTTTTTATACCCTTAAATACGTCTCCAAGAAACATTTCAGGAAGACCTGTCCTTGGGTTAAGCGTCATTAGACCAGTATTCATTAGCCGCTTAACTTCAGGCTTTGTCATATGAACAAGTTCAGTATCCCCATGTCTACCTCTAGCAGCAAGGAAACTAGCTAATCCGCTATTTGGTTTTTGTCTATCAATATAAATTGCCATAATTCTTTACCTGTTGTGGTTGAGCATAAAAAGATTGTGGTTGTGTACTTTGAGTATAAACATTCTGTTGATTAGGTGCTGTAGGTTGAGCAACATTCATGCTACCTTGGGTTTGTTGTGTTCCCATATTAGGCGGTATAGCTTGTCCAGTATTGAGTACATCAACTAAAGTCATTTGACTTTCAATTAAGTCTCTAATACCTCCACCCTCTTGAGCATTATATTGTTCATTAACTGATCCTACTCTATAGTTAATATTTCTAGACGGTATAGGTGACATTTCTTCCCTAAAATCCGATTCTTCAAGCCCAGCAGGGAAACCCGTTTTATTTCGGAGCCACTTTCTATATTCTATCGAAGGTTTACCAATACCCTGTAAACCGCTGTCGAGATCGCCCCACTGATCCCAAGTCATATCAGGTCTAGCTACTCCAACATCTGAAACAAGTTGATCTATTATATTATACTTTCTAATATCTCCTACATTACCTCTACCATATACAAGACCTGTCAATGGGTCACTTGCAGGGTTTTGGTCCGATAATCCATATTCACCCCAATCCATCGGATCAAGAGCAGCCGCACCTCCTTCAATAAAATCATCCCAATCCATATCTAAAGTTTCAAGACCATGAACCGTAGCCCACTCATCATAACCTTTTGCACCTTTTAAATAATCTTGTGTATTTTTATCTAATCTATCAAACCAATTGTCAGCAGGACGACCAGCAGAAGTATCAATATTCTGTCTGACGTAGCTTATTCTGTTATCATCAGGAACACCACCTTCTGCTAAACTAATTAAGCCGCCCTCTTTGAACCCTTCAAAACTCCCTTCTGGTCCTTTGCCTACATGGCTAATTGTCGTCGCCGCCAAGGAATTAGCTATAGCTTGAGCTACTGCTGGGGGCACCTCATCAGGCTCATATCCAAGCGCTTCCAATGCAGCGTCCACAGCAGTTTGCCCAGCATCTGATAAATTTGCAAAGGTTTGGTTAGCATCCCAACCTGTCAAGGTTTCTGCTAAATTACCCCATCCGGCCCAGTTTGTACCTCCTCTACCTAACAGAGTATCCAGTGCTGGTGCAACAAAAGGACTGCCAGTAAGAAGTCCTGCCAACCCCGTAAAGAATCCACCGGGATCAAAACCAGCCGGTGTACCGGCCTGATCAGCAGCCCATCCTCTAGGACCAATCTCGAATCCCATGAACTCGGCTCCTCTAGCGGTGGCACCGGGATCATATGCTTCTGTAGCTCTATTGTAGGCGGCTTGATAAGTATTATCAAATGGGGTCTTGCCGGGTTCAGGAATAGCCATATGCATTGCTAATGTTTCCATAGCGGGCATATTAGCAAAATTGCCTTGATATGCTGCTATATCAGCCGGTAAAATAGCATATTCACCAGGACCATGATAGCCAAATTGGTCACCCGGTGGAGTAACATTTACCAAAACCGTATCCACTCCTGGAGTCAAGGCTGGAACAAACTGTCCCATATCTGGAAATGGGCCAGTGTATCCCATTTCCTGCGCTACTCCTCTGTTATAGGCTTGCGCCTCTGCATCCATTGCGGCTATAGCGGCAGCGGTCGCAGCATTCGTAGTTCCCAAATCATCCTCGTCATCAAATTCAGGATCGCCTAGAACTGCCGCCATTGTCGCATTCGCCAATGCAGCATCATCCATAGTACCCGGCGGTCCCACAAAAGAGTCGTCTGGTCCCCAACCACCTCCTTCATCACCTGAATCATAACCGCCATAGTAGCCGCCACTAAATCCACTAAATTCAGCGGGATCACCGGGATTACCGGGATCACCGGCAAGAACGCCACCAAAATCACCAAATTCAGCTTCAGCAGCAAACTCTGCACCTAGATCACCTTCTTCAGCGTCAGCGTCACCTTCTGCGAAACAATAATGGTTTAATTCATATTCATTACAGAAATTTAATTTATTAATATTTCCGTAAAGAGGGATATCTAAAGATAGATCAAATGTATTCTTTGTGTTTCTCATACCTTTATCCTAATTTAAATCTTGCCAAGCTGTTGTACCACCCACACTAACATAACCTTTAAACTTTCCTGTACTAGCTACATAAGCTACATCTCCTGCGTTAGGTCTACCTATATCTGTTATTGTTACAACACTATAAATATTTGTAGATGGTGTGGCATCTACCTGTATATCTCTTGTATCTAATTCTAAAATTAATTCAGATACCCACTGTTGAAACATCTCATAAACATTTTTTAATTCTTCTGAATCAAGTTGGACGAACGAAGATAATTCAGGATATCTAGCCATTATCTACGTCCGTCCTCTTGTAAAGAAAGCCTCAAAGAGCCATACCGCCACTCAGTTCCCTGTTCACCAGAAGATACCCTAACGAGTGCTTGCCTTCCTCTTGCCCTTAAATCAACCTTCTTTGTAGTCGGTGTGATTGTAAATGGTCCTTTTGTTACAACATCATTTACAGGAAAATTTTGAGCTTTAACTGTGAATCCTAAGTTTCCTCCAACCAAAGTAAAGTCAGGTATCAACCTATCAACAAATAACATATCATTACCATCCTCAATATCAAATGGTGCTGATTCTATAAATGAAACTTGGGCTTCACCATCGGCTGTATATAAATCAGGAGGTTCGTTATCATATAAAAATGATGTATTACTTGTTGTTAAAGTATTTCCAAAAACTTCTTTATCTGCAAAAGTTGTCCAATCATTATTACCAATAGTCCATGTTCTTTCAATTGGATTAAAAATAACATATTTATCACAATGTGTAGAGTTTGCAGAAGGGTATAACCAAATAATTTCATTAAATTCTGAATTGGTAGCTGCGTATACTTTACCGCCTTCTTCTATATTAAAGTCATCAAAAACATAACGTCTTACAGTGCAGTCTATAACTTTAACCGTTCCATCAAATACATAGAAGTTATCATCACCCATCCAGAAAGACATGCTATTAAAAGCAACTGCTGCATGATTACCTATTAAACCACAGTTACTTCCCTGTTGTTGAAATTTAAAAACAAACGGAGGACCAACAAAAGTCATAAGCCATAAAGCATTATCTGTCCAAATATTAATAGCATTTCTAGCTCGTATAGCACCTCTAATTTCAGTACCATCTGTTAAAATATTTTCACCAGATGTTGTAGCAATAGAAGGTGTGAAGTTATTATAATTATTTTGATCAGACCAACGAACTAACATTGGATTATAGTTACCTGTTCCAAATTCAGTAGACCCAAAAGCTATTAAATGTCTATCATTAGGTGACACTAAGATATAATTATTAACTGTCGGAGAAGCAGTAACAAATCCTGCCCTTGGAGCATCATCTTGAACTGTATTATTCCAATAATAAATACGACCACCTCTTCGACAGGCAACTAAATCTTCACCATAATTATCTAAAGACCATTGGGTAGCTCTATTAACAATGGTTGAACTATCGGTTGGTTCATTCCATCCACGCTCTCCCGGTGTTTCTGCACCAGCATTGTAGGTTGACGCACCATAACCAAGACCCGGCATATTAACATCTGAACTGGTTGGTAAAAGATATTTACATGTTGCTGTACCTACTTTATTTTGAGTAGCATTACAAGCTACAGTAACTTGGAAATGAAATCTATTTACATTAATAACAGATACAGGAAAAGTTTTCCCGGTTAAATCTTGATTACCTCCAATTGCTGTTGTAGAAGAGGTAAAGGTTACAAAGTCTCCAGTTTCTGCACCATGTGCTGAGATAGAAGTAATAATGGTTGTTTCGGTATTAACTGTATAAAAACCATTATTAGTTCCATCAACCGTTACAACGGCTGAAGTATTAAATGCTTTAGATTTAATTGGTGTAATATCAGCAACAATATTACTATTATATTCGTATAATTTTTTATCTGTACCCCAAGCAGCAAACTTATAAGTTTCATTATTAGTCCATGCAATTAAATCTACAGCCGTCCCATCAAAAGCAGTAGATACTCTTTTAGAGTATCCTCTTAAATTTTCAGGACGACCCTGCCTAAACCTAACTTTATCACCATTATACCAAGAACCTTCTTCAGCATACTCTGTAGATTCTCGGTTAATACCGGGCTTAAAGTTTAACTTAATAAGTCTAGATTCTGTGGACATTTAGCTTGCTGCCTTAAAATTTCCTGCAAAAATTACATCAATAGCTGTTGCCGCCCTTACATTATAAACCAATACGTCTACGGCATTTGCATCAGTTGAAAGAGTTGGGGCTGTACCACCGCTGTATTTCCATGTTGTCGGATATGTTAAAGTTCTACTTCCCGTTCCATCTTGAATAACATAAATATAACCCGTTTGTCCAACTGTAGGATTAGTCATTAGAAGAGTTCTATTACCTCCTATAGTCATATAAAAATTTTGAGCTACATCCAAATCACAGGTTAGTGTAGTTGAATCCGTAAGTGTAGTTACCGTATTTACATTTCTTACGGCTGTATTATTTACAGCATAAGCAGTGTCTACAGAAACAGAAGCGGCTGCTACCTCATTTGTACTACGGATATTAGTTGCGCTAACATGAGCAGCTTTTACACTTGTTGTAAATGTTGCCGATGTTGAGAATGTATTAGCAGCAGCAAAGGTGTTGGCGGCTGCTAAACGAGCATATGTAGAATCTAACTCAAAACCAGCAGTATTTAAGCCATACACTGTAACACTATTACAGAATACAACTGATTGCTCTCCAGCAGCTACCGTTTTTCCATCACCACTACCAGTTTTAATTTTTAATACAGCATCATTCTGTCTAGTTGTTTTATCATTAATAACATAAAACTTATCTTTATCAGGAATAATAACATTAGTTGCTTGAGAACAGGTTCCTACAAATTCAAGAATTGCTGACCTTGCCTGATCAGTTGTACCATTAGCTACAGTTAATGTTATATTACCAGAGCTACATGTAACTGTTGTATAAGCAGTGATAGCTTCGTCAACCATATCAATAACCTGTGTATTGAGGATAGTACCCCAACTATTCGGGTTATCGCCATCTCCCTGCTTATTCAATCTAATATTTGTGGTATAAGTACTTGCCATTTTCTATTCCTTATTAATGAGAATTTTCTTTATCCGTTAGCTGTCTTCCAGCTACAATTAAATAACCAACCATTTCATTAGTTTCTATACTGCTTGCGCCAATAATAATTGTACCTATATTTCTATGATCTACATATTCTCCAAGAATTTTTTTTACTTGTAATCTTATAGGGGGTTGTAAACCAAAACAACTTGCGTTATTAAACTTTATATTTAAAATATTTCTAAAAGAAATTTCAGATTTAGAATCAGCATAAGCTACCTCTAAAATATCCTCTTCTTCTCTACATAAAACAATTGTATAAATTAAGTCTCCAACCTTCCAAACTACATCTTGTGCTTTAGCTTCTGTATTAAAGAAGACAACACAAAAGATAAATGTTGTTAAGAATAATATTTTCTTTATCATATATTACCTGCCTTTGCATACATATCTTTAGCTTTATCACTTAATTCTTTTTCCACAACTGGATCATTACACCACTGTTCCGTATCATAACCTAATAACATAAAATATGTTTTTGTTCGCCGGTCTAGTCTAAAAGTTTTTGGATCAGCTAAGTGTCTAAATTTTCCTGCACATAATTTTTCTAGTATAACATCATCAAGCTCTTGTCCTGTTTCTGGTCGAACTTCATTTAAAAGTAAATCCAAACAAAAATAACATATCCCTTTATCACCTTTACAAGTACAATCAGTAATAATATTTCTTAGTTCTTGCGGTAACTTTTCTCGTTGACTCCATTTAGCAGACATTTCTTTTATCGCTTGATCTCTATTCTCTAAAGTAACTGGTTCTGTTAAAGACCAAGAAGGATGGATATAATCATAACCTGATCCTTTTGAAATACTAACAGCTTTGCTCAAAGAACCATTTGAGTCTTCTCCTGATTTACCACTACTTAAAAAATCAACTTTATATTCTTTAGCAGTATCTATATAAACCTTTCTCATATTTTTATAAGAACCTGTTTCCATATTTAAAGTAAAATTTTCTCTTACTGGCTCATAGGAATCAGGATATACTTGTTCACATTTTTTTTCTATAGTTTTAAAATCTCTTATATTATCTTTAAACCATTTAACTCCTCTGTAAAAATGTTCTCTTTCAAAAGCAGTATATTCATCTGAAGAATAATATACATCTAAAAACATAGCTACTACTTCATAGTCTGTTTCTGTTAACCAACGATACATTCCATAAGTACTATTGGTTCCTAAACCACTATAAGGTACTAATACCCTCATGCTCTTTGAGTTCCATTATATGTGCCTGTACCAGATTGAGAAACTGTACGACCATTCTTGTCTATAGAATCACCACCAGAACCACCGGAACCAGCAGAAGGACTTAGAGGACAAGCACAAATACCTTGAGCAGAAGGATTAGCACCCGGTTGACCGCTTTCCCCTAAAGCTCCAACAGCACCACTATTACCTTCTGCAACTGGAGAACCACACTCTTGCCCCCCGTCACCATCATCCTCACATGTTTCTCTTCTACCTCCACCACCGCCTCCACCGCCTCCTCCAGAGACAGTGCCGTTGTTTTCTAAACTATGGGTAGCTGTTCCACCGGTAAGAGTATTAAAGAAAATTCCTTTACCACCAGAACCACCAGTTGACCCTGCGGCACCACTAGCACCGTTATTACCTTGAATATTACCGTTATTAATAATTCTAACTGTAGTATTTGCATTCAAAGCGCCAGTAGTAAATGCAGTTCCACCTAATGCACTTGCAGTTACATTAACACCAGAGTCGATAGTTACTGTAATAGTAATGTTTGCACCAGAAGAATTATCATATCCTAAAGCAGTAGAAGTAGTTAAAACATTATAATCTTGAACATCAGCATCAATTATAAGATTAGTTGCTGATGTTCCTCCTGAACCACCTCCAGTAACTCCAAATAAAAATATTGCGCCAGTACCCATAGCTAACTATTAATTCACCAATTGTTTCTGAACAATCTCAGCAGGAGAAGAATCTTGCTCCTTATCTTCAATACTTTCAATTACCTTATTAGTAAAATGATCTAGCGATACTTGGATTTGATCAAGCTGAAACTTGGTCTGGGCTGCTTTCATTTGCAAATCCCTGACTTGAGCAATCATGTATTTCTGCTCTTGACTAAGATCATCTTGAGAATAATCAGTCCCATTAATATTAATGATATTATTATTATTTTCTTCTTGAGTCATTATTTATTTCTCCTTTTATTTTATTAAGACCACGGTAGGTCAGGTTGAATTATAGGAGGATTAATTTGATTGTCAATACCTTTTTGAACATTAGATTCAGTTTCATCCTTATCTACATCTTCCCAAACCCAACCAAGAACTTGATCCTTAGTTAAATCTGCAAAGGGAGTAAAAGCATCACCATCTTCATAGGTTACGCCAACCGTACCATAAGAAGTTGAGCTATAATATTCTTTTTCCTTTTCTTCCTCCCCTTCCTTTTCTTCCTTTTCTTCCTCACTGGGTTTCTCTTTAGACCCATTGCAACGCCAATGAACCATCATAACAACATCAGTCTTGCTATCTTTTGTAGGATAACAATCTAATGCTTCTACTAGCCATTCAATTGTAGTAGACATAATTCAGTTCCTTTCCCTATGAGGCAATATAGTTTTTACCAGCAGCAACGGCTGAGACATACAAAGATTTATCTTTACTTGAATCTTTGTACCAATCTGTAGACATCAGATTTTCCATATGATCTACATTTCTTTGCATATCATTTTTTGTTTCTGCCGCATCATTGTGGTTTTCAAGAAGAAACTCTGCATCGTCTGCTACGCAATTATTTATACGGTTAGCTGAAACGTCCATACTGTGAAAAAACACAGCAATTTGTTCTTCAGTTGGAGGAATAATGATATGGTTCGGATCATCAGCCATTTAACTTCTCCTCTAGCTCTTTAACTTTTGCACTTAACTCTTTAACAGCATTGACCAAGTGCCAAGTAATGTCATCGTTTGAAACTGATAGGAATCCGGTTTCTTCTTCTTTTACGACATTAGGAAGCACTTCTCGAATCTCTTGAGCGACAACACCTAGTTGAACACCTTCTTTATTAACAGCGAGATGTGAAGGTAGGTCAGTAATTTCTTCTGGCTTACGATATTCAAAATTTCGGATTCGTATTTGGTTGATTGCATCCAAACCAACATCGTTGTCGGAAATATTCTTTTTAATCCGCCTATCGGAAGTCGTAGTCCAACTGGAGCTATTGTCACCTTGATACGCTGCACCACCATTAGCATTTATAAAAACAGTAGAAGCACCTTTACCAACTGTTCCGCTAGTTCCTATAACCATTTGGTAATCGCCTGTCTGGCTACCTGCATAAGCGGTGTCGCCAATTATAATACAATGCCCAGCGGTGGTTATCTGCTGCGAGGCATTTCCAACCCCTGCACTATTTCCTATGATCACATTGTTGTGACCGGTAGTCATATAATATGCAGCAGATTGTCCGATAGCCACATTGTTGCCGCCAGCCTCTGCCGTAAACGCACAACTGGACCCTATATATGTATTGCTGGACCCAGTTGCATTAGTGTACCCAGCAAGTTTCCCCATGACTGTATTGTTGTTTCCAGTACTCAAATAGTATCCAGCAGTTTTCCCCACGCAGGTGTTATAGTACCCAGTTATAGTACCGGCTTGAGCGGATTCTGCACCCACGAATGTATTATCGTAACCAGTGGTTAAGGCACTACCTGAATATGCTCCTATCGCCACATTCATCATAGTAGTAGTCGTACTACTAGGATTCGCAGCGTCTAATGCGTAAGCACCCACAACTGTGTTAAAATTTCCTGTCTGATTAGCATATAGAGCGCTTTTCCCGATTGCGACGTTTGTAGTGCCAGTGGTATTTGATCTAGAAGCAGCGTCTCCTACAGCCGTGTTAGAACTTGATTCTGTTGACAGTAAGAGACAGTCATTGCCGACAGCTACATTTAAAGACCCTGTAGTGTTCGCTCCTAGCGCATTAGTACCCACCGCTGTATTGTAGCCGCCGGTATTAGTTGCGTCCATAGCAGCAGAGCCAACCGCCGTATTGCCTGCTCCGGTAGTGCTGTTTTGAAGTGCTCTAAATCCTATTGCAGTAAGATTAACTCCGTCTTGGTGATATTGTCCTGCTCCATCACCGACAGCGGTAATGCTTCCAATCGTAGTCGTTGCCAAAGCCTGATTGCCAATAGCAACAGCGGAAGCGCCCGTCTGATTAGCTGACATAGCATTATGGCCTATTGCGGTATTGTACCCGCCCGTAGTCAGCGCATCTCCAGCTTGGTATCCGACAGTAGTGTTGCCATCGCCGGTAGTAATTTCTTTTCCTGCGCTATCGCCAATAAGAGTGTTATAATTTGAGCCAGATTCAATGTCTTCACCAGCAAGATAACCTAGACGCAGATTGTTGTTTGCTCCACTTACTGTAGGAGTCCAAACAGACCCAGCACCTTCGATGCGAAGCCTTTCTGCGTTAGCTTCGCCTGCCCCAGAGTTGGTAGAAAAGGCTAGTCGTGTAGTTCCACCACTAGAATAGGTTCCTATTGTTGCAGCACCTGTATCTGTCTCGTAATACAATGACAGACCGGCTTGAGAGGGAGTTGTGTCATACGAGGAAGCAGAACCACCGATCATTACTAAGCCTTCACCTGTAATGTGAAGCTTTTCAGTAATAGCGGAGCCATTAGCTCTAGTATGTAGTCCTAACCCAAATCCATATTCACCGTCAGTTGCATTTTCTTTTACAACTTCAATACCACCAGCATCAGCATAAGCACCACCACTATTATATTTATTTTGAAAAATAATACCGGATGCTGGCGTAGTGCTGTAGGCATCACTATTACGGATAGCTGCGACATAGTTAAGAGAACCGGCTGCTGAATCTGGACCTTCAACAGTTAACGCCGCTCCTGTCACCGCTGTAGTCCCGCCGATAATCATATTCCCATTACTATCAATGCGGACATGTTCGCCGCCATTGACCACAAACCGCATGGAGTTACCACTATGGTCGTAATTGATTCCGGCTACATCGTTATCATCAGGATCACCAAAAACGATGCTTGCCAGTTGATCATTCGGAGTGAGAATAGAAAGACCTGCAAATCCACTATTTTCTATAATTAATTCATCTGCGTTTGCATTGGCTGTGACAGACCCAGCAGACGCACTGTGGATATGTACTTTGCCGTCTGGGACTGTTGTACCAACCCCTAATGTAGATGCTCCACCTAAGATCAAATCATCCGTAGAGGCATCCCAGAGCATGTATGCACTAGCGGTATCTCCAAAAAACTTAACATCATAACCAGTATCGTCTACACCAACAGTTAACGTACCATCTAATTGTGAATTACCATCAATATCAAGGCTATCTGATTGAAGTTCACCTGTAGCTACAACATTGCCAGTAATACTAACACCAGTGGAAGTGGTCGCAATTTTCGCAGCGGTGTCATAAAAGAGTGTGGCAGCACCGTCCAACAGAAAAGATGCCATTGCACCATCAGCAGCGTCATTTAGATACAGATGGGTGGCTTTGATGACCAAGCTGCCTGCACCGCTTTCCACGATGTAACTATTGTTTGAAGAAGCTTCGTGGTAAAGTTGTAAGTCGTTACCAGTTCCTACATAGATACGTTTGTCATCAAGGATATTAAGATGACCGTTAGTCTTTAGACCGTGATCCGCAACATGCTCTAAATTAATTTCACTATCAGCGCCGAAATAAAGGACAGCACCGTCGTGCTTCAGAGAGAAATCGCCGGTAAGACTTAAATTGCCAGCATCCGAAAGTGTCATTCTATCAGAAACTGAACTTCCGTTATGCGTGTACCATTTATGGTCGCCTTGCTCTAGATTCATGTAACATATATCAAGATCACTTTCGTAATGGACTTTAAATCCATCACTACTACCGGAGCCAGTGTCGCCTGTAGTTAGTCTTAATAAATCAGAACCTCCAGTTCCAGAATCGTGAATATGAACTAGAGTTTGTGGGGAGGTAAGACCAATTCCTACATCACCAACTAAAATAAGAGAATCAGCACTTTCGTCCCATAGCATGTATTTGCCAGACGTAGCACCAAAGAATTTAACGTCGTAGCCAGTATCGTCTACGCCGACAGTTAATGTCCCATCTAATTGTGAATTACCATCAATATCCAAACTATCTGCTTGAAGTTCGCCTGTAATATCTACACCATCAGATTTAGTTGCAAGTTTTGCACTATTGTCATGGTAAAGAGTTGCAACACCATCCGTCAAGAATGTTGCTAAATTTTCGGAGGCATCTTTTTGGATGTAAACACCACTTCCATTACTTTGAATAAGTAAGTTGCCTGTACCAGTATCATGTAATCGTGTATTACTCCCGTCATGGTAAATTTCAAAATCAGCATTAGTACCAAATGTTGCTTTTGCGTTATTAGCAAATTCTAGAGCATTATCAGAATTATCCCAAACTGCATTGTAAGAAGCACCTGTAAAAGTTACATCAGAATCAAATGTAGCATTATCGCCAACATCAAGAGTACCATCTAATGATGTCGCTGCTAACACTGTAAGAGTGTTAGTCGTATATGCAGATACAGAAACACTTGTAAAAGTTAGTGTTCCTGCAAAAAAATCTGTTGCACTAATATATGTAGCATTAACTAATGCAGAAGATACTTTAGCATTAAACTGACCAATATTACCTATAACAGTAGTAGCACTTAGTTGCGTACTAAAATCACCGTTAACACCATCAACATCACCAGTAAGATCACCAGTAACATTACCAGTAACATTTCCAATTAAGTTACCGTCAAAAGTTGTTGCAGATACAATATTAGAAAATGTTGCATTTGTTCCATTTACTTTAACACTGCTAACCTTTGTGGAAAAATCTCCTGTTACAGCATTAATTGCTGTGCCTGTTACATCTCCCGTTACATCTCCAGTTATCGGCCCAACAAAACGAGCAGCAGTTACATTACCACTAAAAGTTCCCTCAACCGCATTAAGGGCTGAAACTGTGATCTCAGTTCCACCTAAACTAACAGCAATTGTTGGATTGCCCGATTGTCCATCTGCATTACCAATTGTAACATTTGCTCCCGCAACTAATGTTCTTCCAAAGACACTTGAACCATCACCTGCAAGCAGTCCTGATTTTCCCGTAAGATCAGCAATGTTATTTATCTGAGCGGCACTTTTAGTAATGGAATCTCCATTTAATTGAAAAGTACCATTAATGTTAACAGCAGCATTACTAATTTGCAATGCAGATTCAGTACCCTCACCATCTGATACGGCTCTGACTGTACCATCAATACCATCATTAGAACCTGAATTACTAACTTGTAAAAGTTCTTTATAAGTATTCGCTATTTGTTTTCCAGTTAATGTAGCCATTAAATTTTATTCCATTCTTGAGTTGTTTCATTCCAGATGGATGTTGCATTTTCCCATAAAAGATTTCTTTCGTCATTAGCAGGAGGACGAGCATTTCTTATAGCTTCGTCATCCTTAACATCTGGTGCTTTATTTTGTGGATTATTTTTTAAATCATAAGCACCTTCATAATCTTCAGGACATACTAACAAGCCATAACTATTTAACTTCATTATCCTGTGAGGATATCTAAATCCGCAAGTATCACATATAGCTAAAGCCTGTTTATTGCTTGCCATCTTACGCTCTATTTATTCTTGGACGAATATACATACTAGCTTTTTCTGCATCTTCCATTAAAGCTCTATTAAGTAATTCTTCATAATTTTGTTTTAGAAATGTTACCTTCTGTGGCGGAACATTTGCTCTTTTTAATGACATATAAAAAGCTAAACCAGCCGAAAGGCAAGGAAGAAATCTTTTAGGAACATCCGCATTTTGTGTAGCAGATTTATTAATATCTGTAAGTTCACTAATCTTTTCTACTTTTAATTTATCCGTAGAATTTTCAGGAATAGGCCAAACAAAAATTGTAGGGTTATCCCTATCTCTTTTTACAGTATATTGTGTAGCTCTACCTGTCTGACCTTTATTAGGTATTTGAAGATATTCTTCATATGAAATTCTAGTTAAAGGTAAATCGGTATTACTTCTATTAACAATAACTTGTAAAGCATCAATCGTTGAATTACTTAATGCATATGAAGATACACTAGCTGTTACCGTAATAACAGATGCCTCCGTACTCCATAGAAGTATGCCCCTATTCTGCCAATCTTTAAGCATTAGGTTTAAAGAACGTCTTGCAGATGCCGGTTCATATCCAAGAGTTTGTTCACCACCGATCATCTCGGTAGCCTCTTGGATAACATCATCTATATCTAGATTAAAATTAAATGTACTACTTACAGCCATTCCCTAACATCTCCATCTTTTTCTTGCTTGACGTAATCTTGAGTTAGGGTTCTTGGCAGCTTTAGGAAACTTTTTCATTTGTCCTGCCGATCTAGCGCAAAATGATTTACGTCTTTTTGCTGCCTTGCTACCCTTCTTAACATTCTTTTTTGTCACAGCAGTTTTAAGTTTACTACCGGGGTTATCCTTTCTATACTTCCGTACTCCTTTAGCTGTCATACCTGCACCCTTTTTAGTTGGTCGCTTATGACCTCCCTTAATGGTATGACCTTTCATAGTACCTTTACGTTTTGGCTTTTGAGTAGCCATTAATTAAACTTGCCCACCTTCTTTATAACCATACATGGTTTTCTTTTTAGATACTAAACCACCACCAGCACGATAAGTTACTTGACCACCTTTTTTTCTTGGACCTACATGTTCTCGTTGACCAGTAGTATTACGTTTAGTCATTCCAGCAGTATCTGAAACTTCTCCAGGTTTTGCAGTTCGTTGCCAATCAGGAGTTTTTTTAGTTCCATAAGTTCTTTTTACATTTCCTTTAATAGCAGAAACTAAACCTTTTATTTCTTCTTCTAGTGTTTTAATTTGATCTTTAATCTGAACTACTTCTTGACCAGCCTTAACTCTTTTCTTTGTATTAGTACTCTTCTCAAGATTTTTAGCGGCTTGTCTTTTAGTTTGTAATGTCTTTTTTGCATCTTTAAGTTTGTTTTCCGTAGCAGTAAGTTTCTTTTCTTTTCTTGCTATATCTGCCGTAACACCTTTACGTTTCTTTGCAGCTTCACCTAGTATCCGTCTACCACTTCTTACTATTGGTCCTAATACCATAACTATTTACTCCTTTTTGGTTTTCTAGCGGCTCCCCACCCTTTGTACTTCTTAGAACTTTTCTTTGATTTTTTCTTAACTTGACCGCCTTTTTTAGCAATTTGAAAACCCATACCTGCAAGCTCTTCTAAAGAAGGTAACCCCTCTCCAAGTCCAGACTGTCCTCTATTTGTTAAGCCCATCTCCTCTGCAATTTGTTGTCGAGGAGGAGCATATTCACCAATATCTCTAACCTGTTCTCCCTTACGTCCCGGTCTTGCCGGTCTTGGACCTCCAACAAGACCTCGTTTAATTCTATCTCTTCTTTGTGCGGCAGACATTTTTGGAGGAATAACTTTTGAAAGGGCAGGACTATTTGGACCTTCAGCTACACCCGAAACCATTCTACGTCTTGGGCTACCTGCTACTTCCATATCATCAGCCCTCTGCGCTCTGATCAGTGCGTCTATTTCTCTTTTTCGTTTACCAGTTATTTTAGGTTCACTATCTTTTTTCTTCTTAGCTTTTTCCTTCTTAGGTTCAGGTGAACCAGCTTCCTTCCATTTTTTTACAGATGTAAAACCAGCATCTTTAGCTTTTTTCTTAATAGCTTCTGGAATAGCCTTACGACCTTTTTTTGATCCTTTAGGACGACCTCGTTTAGCTGCCTTAACTACTTTAGTAGTTGTTCTTGCTATTGGACCTGCTGCCATGACACTACTCCTTATATTCTACTTCTTTACCAGAAGTATAATCACACACAACATCTTGAGGCGGTCCTTCAACTGCTGGACCTTTAC